CGAACTCTGTAAGAAGCTTATTAACAGCCCGGAGGGGTTGTAAATTCGCCGCTTATCTTGCCTAGGTACGACAATGCGATCGAGAGTTACACGTATTTTTTCACTACGCTCCTCATAAGAGAAGTAAGTGTAGCCCTGTATATCAAAATTTCGTTTGATAAATGGGCGTGCTAGCTCGAAAGAAGCATGGATACCCGAATCAAGGTTCGACCAAGGTGGCACGAAGAGTGTACGCGGTCCGATCAAGGACGCGACATATCTTAGTGTCTTACTTAAGTCGATCTCGTTTCTTGTAGAGAAACGCATAAGCCGATTAAAAACAGAGTAGAGGTCTTGAAGGGTAGATAAGCTTTTAACGTAGACACCGCGAATATTGGTGCCCATGAAAAAGTCGCTCCCACAAGACTCCCTGAACGGACCTTCTACAAAGGTCTTATCGCTATTAACCTTGAACCCAAGACGTATAAGGAGGGAGATAACATCCGCGGTAATTTCCCGTGGAACAATTATGTCATCGCCATTTACACCCCAAAGGTTGTCGGACCTACTTCGATCAGCGGGTATTCCCCGGAAATCTAGACAGGCAGCGACCACGCAGCTGAAAAGCATTGTTTGTAGCGGGAACGTATAACCGTTACCCATCGTACTTATCATATGCAAATCAACAGCGCCACGTCCTTTTACCATCGTAAAAGGGCACCGGTATCGAACCAGCGCTCTAAACATGTATTCTGGTAGACACCAGCGTAACATGCTCAATGATATGGAATCAGAGGCAGATGATAGATCTATGGTAGACAAACCATCTAACAATGAACCAAGACGTGCAAGATCACGATTTTTGAACTGTTGATCAGAAAGATCGATTGCGAATCGCTCCTTCAATCTAAGTTCTAGATGCGCACCCAAGCCGAGCTGATAGAATGTATTCAGCGTCGGTTCGGTACAGATACATCGCGAGATCTTATCGTTCTTAGGAACAAAACTCAGCTTGTTGCCTTCAACTACACGTTCCTCGCCGTAGTTAGCCATTCGGATATTTTCCGCGTTGGCCCATTCAGGGAAGTTACCAATGTAGCGCTTATACACACTGTATAGTGAGCGACTAGTACACGTGAGAGGAGAGGAGAATAACTTCGTATAGAAGTCACCTCCTTGAGCACCTATATTTGAACCCGAACCGAGTCTGGCTTTGTCCAGAAGATCGTAAGGGTGATCGAATAAGGGCATTCCCCTACGTAGACAGAAGTCATAAACGGCCGCTTTAAAACCGTTTAAGAGCATTTCCATCTTACAGTCTATTCCGTTACCTGATGAAGATAACAGTAGATCTGGTACAACCCAGTTCTCGCAGTCTTTATTGACTAGCAAGAACTTTTCGAGCGCGGCTTTATCTGCGTCAACTGTCGACGGAAACTCGAACTTTTTCAAGAGCGAGCTACGAAGAGAGATAGCAGCAGCCTCTCGAACGGTGATATCCGGCCAGAACTCCTTTTCTTCGAAAGGGAGCCCTTGGGCAGATAAGTCGTCACAAAGGCATCTTAGTAGGATGTCAGGACTGTTTGCCATAACACTTTCCCAGATTTAGAGAGGTACAAAATCAGACCTTAGATAAGAACTATCTAAAGAAACTGATGAGATCGGAGAGTTTAATATCTCCGTGCAGTATTGCAGACGTCAAGGTACCAAATGCGAATATCACCCAAGAAGGGAGACGTTTAGCATCGGCCCTACGACGACCTACAATACGGCGGTTATCAACGTGTCCCCCAAATCGGCGCTCTCTTCCGAGAGCAAACCGACAAGGAACGACGTCAACGCCCGAACCTCATCAGGATTGTAAGTCTCCATGCCAGCAGGAATGTCCCACGTGATGCGGACAATTGCCGTGACAGGCACACCAGACGCAGCGTTACCCCCCTTGCGGAGGACTAGCTTATACTGGTTGTTTGGGATGGCTCCTCTAAGTCCAGTAACAGCGTTCGGGGCCGGAATCGATCTCACGATCGAAGGCTTGTAGAACGTTGCAGTGAACGGAGAGGAAACAGTGTTTGCAGTTGCAGTCCCCTGCGTGCCACCTAAGGCACTAACAGTCTTCTGCTTAGCATTCAGCGCAGGTGGCGTATCATCAACCAACGTGTAAGTTGGAGATGTGAAACCAGTCTGAGCCCCACCGGTAGTAGAACTATCGGGCGACCAAGTCATAGGATTAACTCCAGGTAAACAGGGTTAGTAGGTCTGTAATACGTAAAGAAACTAAGACGTTATTAAAGCCTTAGAGACTTTCTTACGAGACCTTGAGTGTACCTCGCCGATGCCACAAGTGCTGCAATATTGACTAATTGCTTGCCACCCGGTAAGTCAAATTCCAGAGAAGGAATTAGAGATCCCGAGTAAGGCGCACGCTGTTTCATCGAAAAGGTGGATTCAAATGAGATATTGGGTCTAGGAGATGCAGTGTCCTTTATATAATTGGACAAATTAGACGGATAACTAATGTCCCAAGAGTTGAGCTTTAACGTTTGCTCATTCTTGATACCTAGGTTAACCCATTTAATCGAAGCTCTATTAAAGCAAGCTGCATTGATTATTTCGTTCAAATTACTGAAATAATCCACGAGGAACGAGTAAGGAATCAATTCATAGACAGTAGGGATTAAGGATCGAAGATCCAACCCTACAGGTTGAAGGTCTAATGCGTGGCCAGCCCCAACGGAAATACCGTTTTCAAGGCTGACCACACCATACATCTTCTCTTCGTAATTTACGAAGCGAGAGTAGACCCTGTCTATGTTGAAACCACCCGTGCCGATAGAGTCCACGTAGTTCTCAAAACGTGATTGCTCTCCGGCCCTGAATTGCACATATTTACTAGGCGCTCTATAATACAGAAAATTAGCGAGGGCTTTACAGCCATCGTCAATATCTGCAACTAGTGGCGTCCAGCCAAATGCGTATTCAAGCCACGTGTCTGAAAAGATCTGATTCGCGAGACGAACCCGATCACGTTTACGGGGGATGCGCTTAATGCGTTGGTATTCCGCCCCACCTAAGGCACGAGTGCCTTTGATAATCTTGCGAATATCGGTGAGGTAATTGCCAATCCCATCTCGCAAGCCCTTTAACGGCTTCCTAATCAAGTGGATTGTTTCTCGAAGCTCGCCCAAAGCGACTCCCCCTTGGAAGTCTATTTGAGCATTCATAGCTTTCTTGATAAATCCCATGATTACCCAATTGCGAACTCTAGTAGACGCGGCCACAGATAAAAGAGAGGTTTCATTCGGCAAAGGTGCCGAAATAGGAATAGCAATATCGCCCCAAATCTCACTATGCACCCTATAAGGTGCGTTAAGGAGAGTGGGCCAATGCTGATCCGTTGAAACTCTTCCACTCCATAAACCGCGAAATTGTGTACCCTTGGCGTTTAGAACAGTAGTAGCCGAGAGCCTCTGACGAATTAAAGCCTTATAATCACGTTTTTGACCGTTATGTTCAACTTCACCAGGACAGTTACGCTGATTTGCGTAAGTTGTCAGGGTTTCAGCTGAGCTTGGCGTACCATTAACGTTAAAAGTCTGATAACTTCCAAAGAGCCGTTGGCCTATCTGATCATTGAACGTACGGGTGGGCATAAATTTTTCCTAGAGTTCAGTTAGATTTGACTAACAGAGAGAGACCTACCCCATTTTCAAACATGGTCAATACCGCTTGAGCCCACTCGCGATCTTCGAAATCAGCGCGATCAGCGCCAATATCTGGACCGAGAGTACGCGCAGCAAGTATCAGAGTTTCGACCTGCTGCCTTGTATAGACAGCAGATTCAGACTCTGCGGGAAATAGAGACGACGTATCCTCCCATTGCTGGGAAATTTCGGCGACTCGATTTTCGATACCATAAACTGGTACCGAGACCCGTGGGACATGATCAATCCAGTATTTAATTGGATCGATATGTCCAAGCTCACGAATAGCGCGGTGCACTAGACGAGAACGCATGTAACGCATGTTAAAGTCCGAAAGGGCAGAAACATTACCGTCAAACCACTGAGAAACTAAAAGATAGATCTCAGATGAGTTGTCGAGTAATTGCTTACATTGTGCAAAAGTCAGGTTTACCGTTTTCATAGTGAGCCTCATGTAGAAATGGTAAGGTCAAATGTGTAACAACGATGTTATCACACAGAGATGGGCTCGAAAG